ATTACAGGCAGCCCTTTTTTTTGTACCTTTGACCATGAGGATTTGCATCGTTTACAACGCCCACCCTACGGGGTGCAGCTTTTACCGCCTTGAGATGCCTAATGCCTACCTCGGCGACAATTACACGGAGTTTGATTATGTGTGCGTGGAAAACATTACCAACGTTAATGACGAGGACTTGCAGACGATTGACGTGTGGTTATTTAATCGCTTGTGGTGTCAAGGTACCTTAGAGCAAATTCGTAACGTTTACAAGGCTCTTACGGCGTTTGGGGCCAAGGTAATCTTGGACTTGGATGACTATTGGGTACTGGAGTCAGGGCATATCATGTACCGGCACTACTTGGAGACCAAACTTGATGAGCAGATAAGGGAACACATCCGCTTGGCTGACCATGTGACCACGACCACCGAACACCTTGCCCAGCGAATCAGGGTGCTGAACAAAAACGTCACCATTCTGCCCAATGAACCATACGAAGCATATCAGCAGTATAAGGCCAATCCTGACGAGGAGCCTGAGAAAGATAAGTTCAAGATTGGTTGGTTCGGTGGCGCACAGCACCAAGAGGACATCGCCTTGGTGGAGCATTCCTTTGGCTTACTGGCGCATGACAAGTCGCTGGATGGCAAGTACAAGATATTCCTTGGCGGTTGGAACGAGAATCCGGTTTATGTCGACTACGAGCGAATGCTGTCCTGCAATGGCAAGAATGCGAACTACGGCCGAATCCAAGCGGCTGACATCTACTCTTATGTGGGTGGTTACAATTTTATCAACGCCACCATCGCACCTTTGCGGGATACTAAGTTCAATCGCCTAAAGAGCGAACTCAAGGTGGTGGAGGCAGGGTGGATGGGCAAGGCGATCATTGCATCCGAAACCATTCCCTACACGGACATCCTCGTCCATGGCCACAATGGCCTGCTCATTCCATACGGCAAAAAGGATGCGTGGTACAAGGCGGTGCGCAAGTTTGTGAACGAACCCGACTACGCCCGTTCCTTGGCCATGCAGTTAAGCAAAGACGTGCGTGAACGCTTTGACATCGCCAAGACCGCAGAGCGCAGGGCAGAGTTGTACCGGGCCATCGGGCGAAAATTGTGAAATTTCGGGGGTTGCTACATTTAGCAGTATAATGATTTACCTTACCGCCAGCAGTACCAATACCATTGTCGTAACGTGGACGCAGAGAGCCAGCAGCGGGAGCAAATACATCCTTCGGCTTACAAGCATCGCCAAAAACACGGACACGGATTTCGAGATACTAAAATCTGCAAACCTATCCTTATACACCGACCGCTATGACAAATTTGAAATTGCCGTGGGAGCTATTGAAAAAGGCTCGTATCAGTATGAAGTTTACGATACCAATAGCACGGTTGGTGCAGCCCTTGCGGTGGTTGAAACGGGCTTGGCATTTGTACAAATAGCCACGACTGACATCAATACCTATCAAAATACCATAACTTATAAGACCCTATGAGCGTAAAACAATCGTTCACCCAATGGTTGGGTATTGAACACAAAGTGCCTGTAATGCTCGAAAACAAAGCGGGCAAGTACATCACCTACGGTGCGTTTAACGAGTACCCCTACTATCTGCTTGACAACTACCGCCGCAGTTCAAAGCACAATGCAATCGTCAACGGCAAGGTCAATTACATCGTGGGCGGTGGATGGCAGGCAGGCGACAAGATGACCGTAGAACAGCAAGCCCGTTACGCCAAGTTTTTTGACGGATTAAGCGAGCATGATGACCTGAACGACATTACCGAGAAGCTCGTCTTGGACTTAGAAATATTTAACGGCTTTGCGGTCTGCGTTCACTGGAATAAGATGGGAACCATCGCCAAGATGGAACATATACCCTTTGAGAAAATTAGGATTGACAAGGAAGAGCGAATGTTCCAAGTGGCCCAATGGTACAATGATGACATGATTCAACTATACCCAAAGGTTGGCGATGTCGAGAAAATCCCTGCTTTTGACCCTGACAATCGCATCGGCAAGCAGTTGTTCTATTACCGGGTTTATGCCGCAGGCGTAAAGTCCTATCCCCTGCCCGAATATATGGGTGGGCTGGCATATATAGAAGCGGACTGTTCAATTGCAAATTTCCACAACAACAACCTACGCAACAACTTTTGGGGCGGGTACTTGATAAACTTCAACAACGGCATTCCTACGCCCGAAGAACAGGGCGACATTGAAAGGCAAATCAAGCGCAAGTTCAGCGGCACGGACAACGCTGGAAGGTTTGTGGTGACGTTTAACGATGACGTAACCAAGGCCCCGACCCTTGAACCGCTGACCCCGTCCGACATGGACAAGCAGTTTGATATTCTCAACAAAACAATCCAGCAAGAAATCTTTATCTCGCACCGTGTGGTCAACCCCATGCTATTCGGCGTAAAGACCGAAGGCCAACTTGGTGGCAGGCAGGAACTGGTGGAGGCTTACGAGTTATTCAAGGCCACATACGTCAACGACCGTGTGCGAAAGGTGGAGAGGATGATTAACTACCTTGGGTCATTCAACGGCGTGGAGGGGATGGAACTGATTCCTGTTGAGCCGATTACCGAGCGACTATCGGAGCAGGCATTGCTGACCATTATGACCCCCGAAGAATTACGAGAGAAAGCAGGCTTGCCGCCCTTGGAAAAACAACCTGCTGACGTGGTTGGCCCGAATCCGCAACCCGATGAGGTTCCCCAAACCCCTGCGCAGTTAAGCAACGACAACATCAAGAAGCTGTCAGGCCGTGAGTACCAAAACCTCATGCGGATTGTGCGGCATTATGCTCAAGACAAGATTACCTTGGACATGGCACGCACCATGCTTGCAGCTGGATTTGGGTTAAATGCCGAAGAAGTCAACACCCTGCTTGGTGTGCAGGCGCAGAAGTTTAGCAATCCCAACGAGCCATGGTGGGGTGAAGAGGACGATGAGAGCGACCTCGGTTGGGGCGATGAGGAGTTCAAGGTTTTGGAAATCGTTGCCAGCAAGTTCGGCAGCAATGCGGACGATTACGTTGTCATGAATAGCAGGCCAATTCGGTTTGATTCCGATTTAGACACGCAAGTGCGACAAGCCTTCGCAGAACTTGGCGAGGAGGAGAAGGAACTCGATGACAAGATTGTGGCCTACCGCAAAAAAAACAAGGATGCCAGCGTTGAGGAGATGGCCAAGGAATTCGGCGTTAGCAAAGACAAAATCCGCAAGCGTGTTGCCTACCTCATGAACAAAGACCGCTACCCTATTGCTCGCACCGTGGACACGATTGCCAAGGAAAATGCAAAGCCAACCGATGAGCCAGTGCTTGAGGTGCGGTACAAATACGCATGGGCAGCCGGGTTTAGCAATGCTAACAAAAGCACCAGCCGTGAGTTCTGCAAGGTGATGCTTGACCTTGCTGACCAAGGCAAGGTCTATACCCGTGCAGATATTGACGGCATCAGCAGCATCATGGGCTACTCCGTATGGAATCGCAGAGGCGGTTGGTATCGCATGAAAAACGGCGTAAACCGTCCGCAGTGCCGCCACGTGTGGGAGCAGCAAATCGTCATTCGTAAGGGCAATAAAATAAGCGCAGCATGAAGGCACTATTTATATCCGAGCAAACGCTCTTGGACAATTCGGTAATCAACGAGAACGTCAGCTTTACGCAGATACGGCCTACCATTGTGAAGGTACAGGAGATGCGCATTCAGCCGATTGTCGGCTCTGCCCTGTACGGCGAATTGGTGGGGCAAGTGGTCAGCGGTACAACGACTGCCCTGAACACTACGCTCTTGGAAGATTACATCCAGCCTGCGATGGTGCAATGGCTATACTACGAACTCCCGATGGTCTTGGCCTTCAAGTACATGAACAAGGGCATGGTTCGGCGTAATAGCGAGGAATCCTCGCAGATGAGCATGGACGAGATTACTCGTTTAACTGATAAGGTAAAGAACGATGCCGATTGGTACTCCGAGAGGATAACCCGCTACCTCATGGAGAACCGCACCGATTACCCGCTGTTCAACTCCCCACCATCGGCCATTGATACCATCTACCCCAACGGCACGAACTACAATACCGGCATGGCGTTAGATGCAAGAACCCTGCGCCGTGGTGCTGGCATTGACCGACCTTGGCCGTATGGCTACGACCCCTACTGCAATAACTGCTGACGATGGGCGCACACGCAAAAAATATACTGAAACTGCAAAAATATGTCTTGGATAAAAATCAAGCAGGCACTCCTGACGCTGGCAAACAGCCATCCGCAGGTGAATTCCTTCGGCACGGGCGACCCTCTTGCGATAGGAACGGACAACACCATCAACCTGCGAACTCCCAGCCGTGAGCGAATTGTATATCCCCTCGTCTTCGCCGATGTTCAGTCTGCTACTTGCGACGCTGGCACTCTTTCTTTGGTGGTGGGTGTGTATTTCAGCGACCGAGTGGAATCCATTGCCTCGATGGGCGGAGTGGTTTCGGGCAGTCCAACGCTGGGTTGGCAAGATAACGAAGACGAGGTTTTGAGCGACCAACTGCAAATCGCTCAGGACTTCATTAGCTCGCTCACAAACGACCCAAGCGAGGAATGGACACTAAGTACCTCCGTGTCGCTTACACGCTTTGTAGAGAGCCGAGATGACCGCACAGCGGGGTGGGTGGCTACGATGACCTTTGAAATCCCATACGGCCACAGCGTTTGTGAAATTCCTACCTAAAATACATTTACTTAAAAGCAACAAAAATGGCAACACCAATCCTTCAACAAATGCTCGGACAGGGCGGTTCCATGCGATTCGTGGACGCTGCGGTTTCGGGCCAAAACTTTGACTTCATCGTGGTCAATTCCGCTGCAACCTTTACGACCTTGACGGGTACAGGAGGTGAAGACCTGCTGACCGCCTACGCTTTAAGCACCAAGTCCGTTGCTGCTGGCATCGTCATCAGCGGTCGCAATGGCGGCAAGATAACGGCGGTCACTCCATCGGTCGGAAGCGTCATCGGATATACATTCCTGTAATGCTAATCGGCTACGGCTACGGCTACCCCACGAGTATGCTGCAAGGCGGCCTTGCTGCTTCGGCATGGGCTGCGTTCAATGCTCGTGCGACTGCGGATGGTGCTGCAACGGCAGAGGCCGCCGTTAGCGGTTGCCTGTTCAATCGCTTTGCGATTCTATTTAATTTCTAACGATGCCGACACCTTCCCTCCTGATTGTACCCGCTCGCTTCAAGTCGGGCAAAATGTACTCCCAAATCCCAACGAGTGGTTCGGGCGATTTCACGGTCACCCGTGCGACTTCGGCAACCCGTGTGAATGCGAGTGGCTTAATTGAGTCGGTGGCTTCGGGCATCCCTCGCTTGGACTACTTCGCCAGCGGTGGGGTGGTCGGTTGCCCTGCTTTGCTTGTTGAGCCGAGTGCAACAAATTTTGTTCCAAGTGGCACAAATGTCGCTGGAGATTTAGGATTGTCAAGAACCGCTACAACAACAAGTCCAGCATTTGACATAAGCGGCACAATCATTGCCAAAACAGTAACGGGAACAACAAATCTCTATGCAAGCCAAACTTGCTTGACTTCGTTGCCATCAGGCTCAACAACTTACACCATTAGTCGTTTTTTCAAATATAATGGAACTGATTTAACAACAAGCCTTGAGCCCGCCAATAGCGCACAATTTGGCAACACCTTATGGAATCAAAAAGTTGTCATTTCAGCGGCAAGTGGCGTGACATTAGGAATTTCGACCGCTTGCACGGGAAGCGTTGATAATTTTGGGAATGGGTGGTATAGGGTTTCTGCACGATTTACAACAGGTGCAACCCCATCGGGGTCTGCAACAGTTAACTATTTAATGATTGTCAGCGGCAGCGTAGCATCGGGGAGCAGTTTTATTACGGCACTGCCACAACTTGAAGCCAGCAGCGTAGCCACCTCCTACATCCCCACCACCACCGCAGCAGTCACCCGCAACGCCGATGTGATTTCGGTCAGCGGAGCGGTCAGCGGTGCGATAGGGCAGACGGAGGGGACGATTTATGCGGAGGTGGATTACAGGAATTTCTCAACGGCAAGCCAAGGGATTGTGCAGTTGTTTTTGGATGCCTCTAATAGATTTGGAATTGCGGCTTTTAGAAGTGGCGCAATCAATGGGTTTCAAGGTTATGTTATACTTTCAGGTAATATTCCTGTCAATATTACTTCAACAATAACATCGGCAGGAATTTACAAATTAGCGTTTGGCTATAAATTAGATGACTACGTTTTATACATCAACGGCACGCAAATAGGAGCAGACACAAGTGGTGGCGTAGTGGCAGCAAATACCGTTCATCTTGGACACGGCAATGGTTTAGCTCAACTAAACGACCGCATCCGTGCCGTTGCCCTCTACACCACCCGCCTAACTAACGCTCAACTCGCATCCCTCACCACATAGCCATGCCGACATTCCGCAAATACGCATTCCCAAGCCAAGCCACCGCTGACAAGGTGCTGAAATACTTGCAACCGCTTGACAACGCTGTGCCACTTGGTGAGATTGACGGCCTTGTATGCTACGATATCCTATTCCAAGACACACCCCCTGCGGCGTTCACCCCATACATCGTTTGGCCCACCCCAGTAGGAGTGCATTCATTCCTCGGATGGGATGCGCAATACGCCGCAGATTACCAAGAATTTGCAACACCTTCAACCCTGTAACATTTACCACCATGGGACT